GTCGTGCCTCCTGCAGCAAATTCAGAAACCTCACGCTTGTAGTAAAACTCCAAACGTTCAAAAGTGTACTTTTCCCACTGTGCTGCCTGTTTCGACAGCCAGGGAAATGTAGAAGCTTGTCCAGGATTCAAAGGATAAGCTTCATTCAAAAAGAGGGAGTTCTGTGCTCCGTCTTTTGAAAAGACCTCACCAATATATTCATCTTCTTCCACAACACAAAAACGTGTTCGGCCGGAACCTGACATACTGGTTGATCCCTTACCCGCTAAGGATTTTCCAACTCGATTCCGAGTGCGGGCCCGTCGTTTCTTTTGCTGAACAACAACGGTTTTTCTCACGGTAACCTTTCCCTTCTTTGGGCCTGGACCACGCCGTGTACGTGGTTTTCTTTGAGTTTTCGCAGCTTTTGACTGAGACATAAAATTTTCTTTTATCAGGCGTTGTACTTTCTTCGGTTCCTGATAACTTTGCGGGTGCAAAGGTAATCCGTCTCCAAGCACAAGCCGAGCATAAAACTCGTCACTCTTGATATTTGTTTTTGCAATTATCCATCCTTTGTCATTAGTTAGTACTTTATCATACTTAACTAATAAAAAATCAATCAACTCCCTACAGTATTTTCTCATTGGGTAGTCTGTCCATCCTATTTGTAGGAGACAGCACGCTCTAGTGAGAGTAACTTCTGGAGTAAGGTGCTCACCGTTTGCATACAACAGTGACTGCATCAACTTATTACGATCATACAAAGGAACAGCCCTACCTCTCAAAAAGACAGTGTGAGCTGACAAAAAATCAAGATCACTTGCACAACGCGGTTCCAAAGAATCCGTAGTGGTGGTTATACCGATAGTTTTCCACTCATCGATAACTGTTCTTCCACTATACCACTCGTGTGCACAGTCTGAAACTGTCCACGTATTATCATCCCCTAAAAGGGCTTTCGCAGTATGTTCTTCAAACGCTGCAAGAGTACAAAACTCTTGAGGTGCTAAACATATCCACGCATAAGCCATCAACCAATAGAGAATTAAC